CCTAATGCATTTTCCCAATTAACATTACCTAATAGAACCATTGCAGGAGCTATTAAAAAATTTAAAATTGCTGCAATACCACCTAAAGCAATTAGACCCTTTAATAAAGTGCCCCACCCTATCTTTGTCAATCCATATAATATACCAACAAATGCAAGAATGCCACCTGCAACTAATAGAATAGTATTAGTATCTACAGATGGCATACTACCAATAGATTTAATTATGAAATAAATTGCTGTGCCTAGTGCTGCAATACCTACAACAGCCCCTATACCTTTAAATAAACCAGAGAACCAACTACTACTAGATCCTTCACTACTTTGTTTGAGATCCTTTAATGATTTTTTGGATATCTCTACTAATCGAACATCAACTACATCAGTATTTGCTTTATTTTTTTTCTCGTCTCCACTAAAAACCGAAAATAGACTGCTGCCAATTGTTTGCTTAAAAATCTTTGCAATACTTTTCCACCGTGAACGCTCATTTGAGGTTAAATTAGGGGGAACATCAGGGCCAAATCCATCTTTAATTTTGTTTTTTTCGCTTTCTTCAGCATAACGAGTAGTAGTATTCTCCTGCTGCTCATTAAATTTTAAACAGAATTGTTCCAATAAAAGCAAAACTCTTGATAATTGCGCTGTAACGTCCATTATCAATATTTACTACAATCCTATTCTTTTGTAAAGAATCTCGAATCAATAATTATAATATTGTTTGATACCGTCAAAAATTCTTCTTCTGTTTTACGTAATTTACTCATAAAATTCAAGACCTCTTCATTTAATTTTGCGGGTAAATTCTCAATTATATTAACTAATTCTTTGACAGCAAGTAAATTACAATTAATAGTTTCATTGCCAATAGTAATAGAATCAATATACTTTGCTATTTCGTAGATATATAAATTACCAATTGCATCACTAATACCTTCTTGCTTTTTTGCTTTGTCAATATGGGATCTGTTAATTTTTGAATCTTTTAATAATGTGGGGTATGAAATATCTAATTCAATTTCAGATTCAAACACAATATGCTTTCTATCTTCATCAGGCAATTCAATATCTTTTTTTAATAAATAACTAAAATCAATAACTTTTTGATTATTATCGTTATTTAGCATGCAATTTGTGCCTAGAGCATTTGCGCGTAACTTTAAAATAATAGGTAGTTTATCAAATACACTGAAATCAATATCCTCTGTTGAATTAGTAAATATTATATTAGTAATCTCTTCACTTAAAGTAATACCAGCAGCAACACCATCTAGACCAGTTTTAAATAAATCTTTTTGTTGTTTAATAGATAATTGCCGAAATTTGGCATTTCTTCCCTCTGATGCTACATAGATATCTACTAGATTTGTGTCAGATATATCTTTTAGTTTCGTTAAAATATTTGTTACTTGGCTCATATACTATAATTATGTCTATTATTATTATTTACTAGGCGAATTATTATTTTTATCATATTCATCTTGCTGTTTTTTTAACTCTTCATTATAAAAGTTTAAATGAATATGGGACTCATTTGGTGTTAAATTTAAATAAGTATCATTATCAAAATTTAATTTACTCATTAGTATATACTGCATTTTATATAAATTTAATAAATCTTCATTATATATTGCCCTTATAAATTCAAATAACGTATTATTAAAAACATTAAACTCAACTCTATTAATACCGAGTTTTTCGTTGCCTTTAATGATATGAATATGCTCCATTGATTTAGTAGTAATATCCACAAATTTTAAGACTTGATTAAATAATTTAGCGGGTATAAAATTTAAAATATTCTCACGCATTTTATTGGTAACACTATTCATCTGTATTAAATCACTACCTATTTGAATACTTTGAATCGTATTTGAAATATCTGTAAATTCATAACTAAGATTCGTCGGAATGTTAATTTCCAATTTTATTAAATCATCAATAATATATTGCTTAGTTATTGATGGTATTGATTCTAAGATATATGTACCAATTTGATCTATTTCAATAGATAAATTACTAAATAATACCCCATTATTGAACGTAATATTATTATTGATACTGATCGACCGTAAGTCCAATAAAATAAGAAATTTGTCAATACAATTTAATTTTTTAATCTGGGATTTATCAATTACAGCGTATTCTATAATTTTATCTAAAAAATTGGATATTATAACAGAATCACCATTCATTATTGACTTTACAAATGGTAAATATATCCGATTAGTTATTTCACGGCATTCTATTAATTTGTTCCCCGTTAATTTTATATTAAAGGTAAACATATTTACATTGATCCGCTTACATCCGGTGTATGCTCAGTATTATTATACGAATAAGTATTGTATGTCCACTGAACACCGACTGCTTTTATCTCTTCTGCATTATAACTTAGTGGATTGCCAGGTATATTATACGGAACACAATCAAAAAATTGGTGATGTTTACGGATTAATCGAGAGTCTTTATTTGTATTGTATTTTGTGAATTGTACAATATCAATATTCGATTTAAAATTATTATATTTACGGGCCAATAATCCTCTATATGCTGCAGTTACCATCCAAGGTAGTATAACTAAATCAATAAAATCTAAATTAGTTTCAAAAAAATCTATTGTTAAACTCCTGGATGAATTCTTTACCCTATCTGCTCCAACTATACCTGTTAAAAATCCCCCCGCACCATCTAAATTAGCATCTGCAACACTAAATGAATCTACAGGTAACTTAATTGACTGTATATAAAAGCATCCTATACTATGATTTATATCATCATTAAATATCTTAATTTGATCCTCTTGTTGTATACCAAATTTATCAGAATCCATTAAAATATCTGCTCCGATATTTTCATAAAATGTTGAGAAATTGGTATTATTCTGCAAGCTAAATCTTGCTACCCATGATGTCTGGAGGGGAATGCCGGATTCCCACTTACTAATTTGATTATGAAATAAACTTCGGTATGATTTATTATCAATACTGTCAGACGAAAAAAGCTTTGCCATATTATTATTTATGCCGCCGCTTAAATGTCACAATATTTTTACAATACTGTTATTAAGAACGGAACAGCGGTGCAGCATCTGGACCAGACGCTCTCACCGGTACACTTAAATCAGATACTTCGAAATAATGATAAGCAATTTTAACTTCGAACGTAACTGGTGCACCTGTACCTTCAGCTATAGCATAATCTATTCCCCCAACTTGACGAATAGATGCTCCAACTAATTTAAAGTTGCGTACAGGTATTAACTGTTTGTCAAGTTGTGATAATATAATATATTTTTCGGGTCCTGCAATATCATAACTACCAGTACTTGTTGCATCATTAAAGGTTCGTGCTGACTCCTTTAAAAACTGTTGATGGAGAAATGATGCGGCATCACAATAGAATGTCATACTATAACCAGCTGCCTCCCCATACGATACAGCTCCAGGTAAATGAAATTCCATTCCCATATACTTAACAGGTAAATCAGCAATCAAACGCTCTGGGAGCTTAGCAGCCTTAACGTATACTAAATCATCTTCTGAAAGTTTTAACTTACCTAAATTTACGTCGGTTACTCTAAAGAGAAAATCTCTTGAAAATTCCCGGTTAATAGCTGACTGATAAAAATTTCTAATTGTATTATTGGATGGCATATTATTATTTAGTTAAATTATTGTAGTTACTATTATGCTATTTCATTAAAGTTTGTGCTTGTGCGAGTTGCATAGAAATTAATAAGAATAAACTCACTAGTCCGTACAGGTTTAATGTAAATGTCTATAACCAATTCATTAGCATCAATAACACTAGGCGTATTGTTACGCTCATCGCATACGATAAGGTAATCATAAATGCCTTGGGTGTTTTTAGCATTATCAAATATTGGTGATAACGTATTAACAACCCTCGTTCTTGTAAATAATGTATTCGGCTCAAATACGAAGAATTTTGCAGTTGCTTTAGTGGTTTTTTCTAAGTATAGAAATAATCGACGAACATTAATACGATCAAATGAACTTGGCTGCTTTAATAATGTCTTTTGACCAAATACTACAAATCCTTCAGCAGGAAATAGTGTTACGGGGTTAAGGCCTATCTTGTATAATTGATCTCTCTCTTTTTGTTTGGGATATATTGCAATATCGCTAGCATTTGTTACAATTCCGCGATTAAAACCTGCGGGTGCAATCCATGGTTGTGAATTGCTATCAGTTAAAGCCATTAAATTCGCAGCATATCCTGAAAATGGTACCCATACGTTTAATCCTGTATATATATCATTTACATTGACCCAATTTGAATAAGCTGTAATATAGCTGCTGTTGACACCTTCGTATAAATGCCGTAAAGCACTGTAGATATATTGACTAAATGACTTTGTTTTATCAGCTAAAGTTTTAATGTTGTCTTTTTTAATAAAAATATGTCTAATTGGATCCGCAATAAATAAGCAATCCTTACGAACAAATTGTGCTGTATTAATAAACTTATTTATAATCGTATAATAGTTAGTCCGTAAATCTTGGTTGGATGATGTAGGAGTTACGTAATCATTGGATGTACACAATGCATTTAAGCCAGCTTGAAGGCCAGTTGAAATTGGGGCCGAATCATCATAATAATTGGTACTATTTGCAGAAGCAACTGCAAATATAGTACCTAAACCCGCTTCAACAATTAAATCAATATTAACAGTTTCGTCATTATCAATTTTAGTTAGAGATCGTTCAAGCTTTAGTGGTATATTGCCTAAATCTTTTGTAGTGATTGCTTGGTCAGCATATCCCCCAATTGGAAAAAGAGCATCAGTGTTTCCTATACTATTA